CCTTCGGTCCCGATTCCCACTCCGCGTGGGCCTTCTCGTACGCCGCTCGCTTGTCGAAATACTCCCTGAGCGAAGTCAACTCATGGTACTGCCTGGAGGCCTCAGGGTCGTCCAGCGCACGTTCACGCGCTGTCATGCGGGCCTCACCGATGGCCTGGAAGCTGGACGGGCTATTCAGGATGTCGAACAGCCTGTCGTCGGTCTCGATCGGCTGCGCGTAGGGCTCGCGATACTTCTCACGGGCCAGATCGCTCTGAGTCTTCTCCAGCTCCCCCTTTCGCTCGTCGATGGATTTCCCGGCCTGGGGCGACTCGACTTCGGTGCGCTGAACAGCCCTCGCCGCCACATCGCCCCTCGTCTTCCGACGATGCTGTTCCAACACCGTATCGGCGTCTCCAAGCTTCGCGCCAGCCGCCCTCACGACGCGCTGCGCCGGGGGGTCCATGACGTCCAGAAGTGTCGGGTCTCCGGCGCCAACGGCCTGATGTTCTCTCGCCGCGGTCAGGGCGTCCTTGGAATTGAGTTTACCTTGTGTGATCAGGCGACGAGCGGCCTTGGCCTGGGGAGTCGTGGCTGGAGGAAGGCGGCTGACCCTATCCTTGATGTGGGTCGCTACCTCCCCGGTAAGTCCATCTTCCGGGAAATCCCGCGGACCAGCCGCCATCATGAGGGTGTCCATCACGGCCTCATAGACGTCGGATGGGACGTTGGTCAGGGCGCGCGTGTAGCCCTTGGCGACGGAATTCAGGACCTTGTAGATGTCGCCGCTCAGGCGATCCGCCGCAGCCGCCTTTTCGCCTCCAGGATTCTGTTTCGTCCCACCAAGCGTCGCCCACCAATGCAGGACCTTGTCAGTCGCGCTCGCCTTCGCATCGAGTGGCTTGGCTGGCTCTGGGGGTGCAGGAGCGTAGGCCGTCGCCCAGTCCGCGGCGATCTGTTTCGTCGCTTCATCGATCGGCTGGGCGGCGCGATCGGCCATGCCGCCGAAGTAGCCCTTGTCCGGCGCCGGTTTCTCCGCGGCAGGAGGTGGCTGCGCGGGGGCTGCTGGCGTCGCAAACTTCGCATAGGGATTGGCGTCGGCCATATCAGTGACCTAGCACACGCGCCGCAGCTCCGGGTCCGAACACTTCATCGAACTGCGCTTTGGCATTTGGCCTGCGATCGGCCTTCAGTGCAGCAATCGCCTCAGGTGGCGGTGCTGATGCCTGCCCCCCGCCAGGATCTCCGGCGCCAGGAACGTCCCTCGATCCACTACCAGCGCTAGGCAGGAATGATGGATCGAAGTCATCCGGGATGATGGCGTCGCCGTCCAGGCCTCGCGCAATCGAAGTTGCTTGCTCGTGCTCGATGGATTTGGCGTACTCGGCCTTGATCTCCTCGACAGTCAACTTCACCGCCGCCAGCATGTCTGATTGCTGCTGAGGAGAGAGGGCGCCCCCCTTGTTGAACTGCTGAAGCGCTACCTCAGCCTTGTCCCATAGACTGGCGTGGTCGGTGTTCATCTTCATCTGGAAGCCGCGGATCGCTCGGCCTCCGTTGAAGACCTGGGTGAACTTGTCCGCAACCGCCGCCTGACTGATCACGCCGCTCTTGATGGCATTGGGGTTCGTGGTGAGTGTGTCGAGAATTCCGCTCGCTTCGGTCGCGGCCGACCACGCCTTGCCGATAGCGCTCGTCATGAGCGCCTTCTTCGCCTTGTCCTCCGCCGCGTACTGCTGCGGCTCCGTCATCTTGTAGGTCGACGGCGCAACCTCATTCATCAGCTTGGCGAACATCTTCGCCTTCCCGATCTTGTCGGCTCGTTGATATTCGGGCGACGCCTGCAACTCCTCGGCGGCCTCCTTCGCCGCAGCCCCCTCAAGCACCTTCGGGATGCTCTCCTGAAGCAGGAGCATCTGCCGATCGCGCTCTTCGAGGATGCGGCCCAGCTCCTCCACCGTGCGACTCTCCGCCACGATGGGATCGTTCATCGCGTAGCCAAGCGCTTGGGCCTTGGACAGCGCACCCTTTTCGTCGGACTGCGCCGCGCTCAAGGCGTCTCGGTACGCCTCCTGCTGGTAGTCGTGGATCTTGATCAGGTTCTCGTTGTTGATCTTCCACGACGCCAGCGCCGCGTTAGCCGCTTCCTGATCGCCCTGGCGGTAGGCGTTGATCACACCCGTCGCGGCCGTCATGGCCGACGTGATCGATTGACGCGACCAGAGGGAGCCGACGGCCGCCAACACCATCGCGGCCGAGGTCCATACCTTCTGCGGATCGGTCTGCTTCACCGTGGGCTGAGGCGGCAACTGAAGATCGGGGGGCTTCAACCCCTCCGCGGCCTTCACCTCGCCCTGCGCCTTGTCGACATCCTTGAAGGCGGAATCCATCTTCGTGTCGTACTCGCCGACACGCTTCTGCATGTCCGTGAGTAGACCTTTGATGCTGGGTGGGGCCAGAGCCGCCCCAGATTGCCCCAGGGCGGGCGCGGACGGGGTGGGTGAGGTATCGGCCATCTATCCCGCCGTAGCCGCCAGCGGCGTCCCCATACGGGCCAGCGCCGTAGTCAGACCGGTCAGGGCGTTGCCGAACTGTTGATCTTGCTGCACCGCCACGTTCATCAGTTGGCCATAGATGCCTTCTGCGAGCTGCGATTCACTCTGCCCCTGCTGGAACAGGCTGAGGGCAATCTGCGCCCCCTGCTGCTCGACCCTCGTGCCCAGATTCGCCAAGTCCTGCGCTTCGGCGCTGGAGCCAGTCATCCCGTGCTGGGCGTAGTACGACTTGATCGAGGCTTCCGCGTTCTGAGACGCTGTGGTGAGGCTTTGTTGCAGCCCTGGCGGCAGGGTGCCGGATTCCAGGTAATTCTGCATCTGCTTACCCTGCGAACTCAACTGATTCGCCTCGGTTTGAAGCTGGTCGTAGAACGGTGGCTTCTGGTTGCCCTTGAGTAGGGACGCGCCCAAGGCTCCGACTTCCGCGGCTTGCAGGGGGTTCTTCTCGATACCGGAAAGGATTCCGCCCACGCCCTTGCCTCCCGTGCCGCCGGGAGATGAAACCGTGGGGTTCGGAACAGAGGTGTTCAGTCCCGCTGTTACATCCGGCGCTGTCGTGCTTATAGGCGCACTCGCTGGAGTTGGCGACAGGCCGGCCGTTTGCTGCCCTCCGGCCGCCGCGCCAGCGTCCACCGTTCCTGGCGTCGCGGCGCTGGTGGCTCCCGAATCGAGCGAGGACGGCAGACTGGTGTCCAGGCCAGATGTTACATCTGGTGCACCCGTCGTGATCTGGCCGGTCGTGATCGGATCGGTCGCAAGGGGGACGGAGGACGGCGCGGAAGTGGCCACAGCCGAACTCACGCCACCGCCAACACCTCCAGCCGATGACTTGGGCGTGAGGCCGGGCTTGAGGCCGCCAGCGATAATCTGAGCGCCGCCGGCCTCAAGAGCGCCAGTGAGTGGACTCGTTCCCGTGGCGACCCCACCCAACGCCCCGCCGGCCGCAGCCGCCAAGTCAGCGCCAACCGCCGGGCCAAGCCCCGTGGCGCTTCCAATCGCACCACCCAGGCCGCTTCCGAGGACGCCCCCAGAAACCGCGCCGAACTCCGCCCCCTGCTCCGCCCCCTTGAGGACGTTTTTCCCCTCAATCCCGGAGAGGGCGCCACCAACAAGCCCCCCCTCAATTCCTGTGGTGATGCCCGTGCCGACAATGCCGGCCACCTCTGGCGCGATAGCCCCCAAACCGACTGCCGTTGCCCCCGCGCCAACGGCGCTACCCACGGCAGTCCCGACAGCCGCCACATCGGCGCCGATCGAGGAGATCACCGTTACGACGGCGTCAATTGCCGAAACGACCATCAGGAGAGCCTTTTGGCATACGAGGCCTCCACCTTCTCATATCCGAGGCTTTCCAGCAATTTAGCCGCGGCAGGATGGGCTTCCTTCACGCCGATCTGTGAGACACCGACTCCTCGCGCCATGAATTCGTCCTCGACGAACGCGAACAGTCCGGCGCCAACGTGGCCGCGCCGATGCTCTGGGGCGATCCAGTAGATGTCGCTCTGCGCCCAGATCGTCGTTCGGTAGTGCGGGTGGCGCTTGAGGAAGAAGACGGCGTAGCCGATCAGGACCCCATCCTGACGGGCGCTGAACATCAGGAGCATCCCCAACTGCGCCGCGCGCTCGTACACGCTGTAATCCGGGTCGAGCTGGATCGTATCCTGATAGAGCGCCAACTCCTTCCAGTGGGCCTGGAAGAGTGGCTTCATCTCCTCGATGATCTCGGAGAACGGCTCGACAGAATAGGTGATCATAGGCCCAACGCCAGTTCTACCATGTTGTGCTCCTGCCAATGGATGTAGATCCACGACACCAACTGACGATCATCCCCCAAGTTCACATCCTGAAGGTCGGATGACTGCACGCCAACCGGTGTTGTCATCTCGATGTGCGACTGCGCGTTGTTCTGGAGAAATTGCGTCGGTCTTTCCAGATCTATCGGATCGAGCTGATACTGCGCGAGGTTGATCCCGGTCTTCTTCTGGATGGCCTGCCTGATCAGATCGTGACTGAGCTTGTGGTGAAGGCTCCATTCGTCCCACGCCGCCTTCGACTTCGGGACGTTCAGGAGGTGGGAAATCACCTTATTCGGCCGTGCGATTCGACCGGCCGGCGGGGCGAGTCTCGTCCGGCGCCACCTGATCCATCTCCCAGTTGTAGTCCTTGTTCCAGCCGGTGCCCCTCCAGTGTCCGGTGCCGTTGACGGTCTGGCTGGTGAACCCCTTGGAATTCTCACCGCGGCCGATCATGGCCTCGAAATCGATGTTCCTGCGATTACGGCTGGCCACGGCGGTCTCCTATCGATTAGCGACGAGGTCTATGTACGCTATCATGAAGTTGGCGATGACGAAATCTGGACTAGTGGATGTCAGTCGCGCGCCCACCGTGACGAAGGGGATATTTCCCGTCTGCGCCCCATAAGCGGGCCACTCGGGCGGGTTGGCGCTAAAGCTCGGCGGCATGGTCATGGAGTAGATGCCGCTCGGGACCTCACCGCCATTTGGGTTCTGCACAGCGAGACCGTCGACCACGAAGTCCACATCGATCGTCAGGCCCGTGTGTTCGTATTCCTGCGCCTGGATGAAGAAGCTGTCCAACTGTTTGATTAGGAACGACTGGGGGGCGCCAAAGTGCTTCGTGTGGAGCCGCTTGGTCAGGCCTGACGGGGTAGCGAAAAGCTGGTACAGGCTCGTTCCGTCAGTTCCCCACGCTGTATATAGGCTGCGCCTCTTCTCGGGGCCGATGTATATCAAATCAACCGACTGGGACGTGAGGACCCAATCCTTCTCATTCCACGTCACCATCACCTTGCGGGACTCGTTCAAATCCTGGTCTATGACCGTCATCAGACACAGGTAGTGCTTGACGTTGAACAGGGTGGCCGTCGCAGAGCTGGGCGTGACGACGTCTGGGACGGGAGGAAAGATCGCCGTGGTGAAGAGTTGATCGAGCTTTTCTGAAATCTTCGTGAGGGCGCCGCCGTATAGGCCGTATATGCCGGTCTCGTTGGCCACGACGATCGATCGGCCGAAGGCCTGTGCGGAGTCCCTCCATGAGAGACCACCCTGAGGATCGACGTTCTGATAGTTGAATGTCGTCGAGACGGGAGATCCGGTGCTCTGCACATTCGAGACCACGGAGACCGATCCGTCCCCGAAGAAATAGAGATAGCCGCTCGACTGCTTGATGTTGACGTACTGCGCCTGAAGAAAGCTGTCCGAGTTGGTGAAGATCAGGCCGCCGTCCGACGTGGCGAAATCGGTGAAATTTCCGGGAGACGATACCGCGAAGTTGCCCCCAGGTGGGATCGTGCCGAAGAGCGATGGCGCCGGATTCGCGATCCACAAACGATTCTGGAAGGTCTCCATCGACGACCCTGACACCCCGTATGGCATCAGGGTCACGATGGCATAGGCCGCATTATTCGCGCCAGGATCGATCACGATCGCTGGTGCGTCAGTGTAGCCCAGCCCCGTGTTGGACATGATCACGCCGCCGATGGTGCTGGCGACCAGGATAGCGACGGCTCCAGCTCCGGTTCCGGGATCTGAGGTAGCGGGGGTGAAGAGCACTTCCGGATTGGTGGTGTAACCCGACCCTGGGGCGGTCACTGTCACCGCAACAACCTGACCGCCGGCCAGCACGGCCGTCGCCGTAGCCCCGGTTCCGCCGCCGCCAGCAAAAGAAACGGTCGGCGGGGTGACGTAGTTTTGACCGCCAGAAACCACACTCACGCGGCTGATCGAGGTGGCGGTCAACTGGACAATCCCGGCGGCCCCAACCCCGCCGCCCCCAACAAAGGTGATATTCGGGGCGTAGAGGAATCCCGATCCTGGGTTCACGACATGCACGCTCGCCACGTTCACGGGCGAAAGCACCGCTTGTGCGACCGCGCCAGCTCCGTCACCAGTGATCGTGATTCTTGGCGCAGACGTGTAACCAGAGCCGGGGTTTGTGATCAGGATTTCGACGACCTGCCCCCCGGAGATTACCGCCGTCCCTGTTGCTCCACTCCCGCTGCCGCTCGTGAATCCTACCGATGCGTGCGTGTAACCGGAACCCTTCGCAAGAATGACGGCGTCCGCCACCGTGGACGCCGTCAGCACTGCCTGGAGGATGGCGCTGGTATCGGACCCGCCGCCCGAGAAGGCGAGTTGGACCGTGTCGCCGACGAGATAACTGTTCCCAGGATTGGTGATCTGGAGGTTGACGACTCCGCCACCATTCATCGACGGGACCACAACCAGTCCGCTGCCTTGACCACCAAATGCCGTGATCGTGGGTGTCCCGGTGTAGCCCTTCCCGGTCGACGTCAGCGTCACCCCATTCGGCGCTGCCGTCCCGGCGCCGTAAAGCAAGCTCCCATCCCACGCCCAATAGTCGTTCGGCGTGTTGCGGTTCGAGATCAGGAGGTAAAGCGTGCCCCACTGGCTCGTGGCGGGGAGGCCGGCTCCACCGACGACATAGAACCGACCAAGGCCGCTTACTGGCGTCTGAACCAGCGAATCTACGTTAATCTGAACGGCTTGCCCGTTGTCCAGGAAGATCAAGACGTAGTAGGTCGACCCGATATTGAAGAACGTGAACGAGACGATCGATGCGCCAGCCGCCGTATAGAAGGGGGCGCTCGCATCCCATGCCGCACGAAACCTGCCGGGGCCTATGCGGATGCAGTTCTCGATCCAGACGAATTCCTCGTCTCCGATGGCGAGCGGAGACGCCTCGGCGTTCATCCCGCCGAACGGGAACGGGCTATAAAACTTCGTCCCCGGAAGTAGGTTGAGGGATTTCTGTGCCGCCGATGAGATCTTGAGGTCAGCCATTGGCCCGCCCGCGCTCGGCCTGCTCCACCGCGGTCACAGCGCCAAGCACCACGCGACTGGCGCCGTCAGCTACACCCACCGCTCCAGGGCTGGCCAGTTCGATCAGCGTCTTCAACCACAACTCCAGCGTCGCCGTGGGAACCGACGTCTCGACCTTCGATCGATCGAGGCTGTGCAGCCATGTGCTGGCGAGGGAGGCAACCGAGGCGGTCTGGTTGTGGATCATCGGTCACAGCGACGAGTAGTAGAAGTTCGGCGTCTTTCCTCGATCCGCTCCAACGCGAGCCCCGCCAATCCTGGTCTGGAACTGGTCATCCAGCAGACTCGCCTGCAAATACCGCCCCGAGGCCATATAGGCCAGAGACGCGGCTAGGAACTTGATGCTGTTCCTGAATCCGTCCGGAATCGCGTCGAAATCGTCGTTGGAATAGAGTGGCTTGGGGGAGCAGAAGGCGTCCAGTTCGATGTCCCCGTTCGTCGAGGGCGCCGGAAACATCCAAACCTCTCCCGCCTCTCCATCGTTATAGCAGCTCCAGTAGTAGGGGTACGACGTCACCAGGGTCGCGTAGGCGCGGGCATAGGCCTGAAGGTCCTCCCATGGCATCCAGGCGAGCGACGGCCGGACGGCTCCACCCCAATTCACCGCACAGGACGACACGTCGATGATCCCACTGACGCCCGCGTAGGTCTCCTGAAGATAAGGGTTGAAGAACCCGATGTACGGGTATCGCTCGACGCCAGGAATGGTCTGGAGCGAGTTCATCGCCGCTCCGAACGGGAAGGTATTTGGTTGGGCGTCGGGGAGCATCCCAGGCTGTGTAGCACCGGGGATGGCCGATCCTGGCTGAGCGGACGCTCCGAATGCGGACTGCCCCGTCACTAGGCGTCTGATGCAGCCTGTTCTCTGGGCGCACTGACGGCGGGCCTCGTTGACGTAGCGGGTGAGCTTCTGTTGGGAATTGAACAGGAAGTTCGAATCGTTCATCAGCTCGGCGGTGTCGTTGAGATAGTCGGTCAAGGACATCTTCGGCCCGTTTCAACGAAATGAGGCGGCGACTGATCTCCAATCGCCGCCCCACAATCCTAGCACAAGATCCCCCAGCGATCAGATGGGGCTGAGATAACTCACGTCGTTGTTCTGGCCGCCCATGTTCGGGGCCAGGAAGACCCCCGCGACCGCGCCAGCGCCAGGGACGTTGGCGCTCTGCACGTACATGGTCGGCGCCCCAGGATAGACGCCGCCGTCGAACACCGTCTGGCCAGTCGCCGTCAGCGCCCCAGTGATCAGAGCCCCTAGGATCGAGGCGCTGCGCCCCTTCACCAGTTGCGACTGGGTCGTGATGTTGGTGTAGGCCGGCGCCGTGGCGGGGAACCCGCCGTAGCCCGAGATCACCACCGGGCTGACATATCCCGAGCCGGCCGTGGTCGTGGACACGGCATAGGAGGTGATCGACCAGCACATGATCGTGGTCGCCGCCGCAGCCGACCCGCCGCCACCAGCGAAGGCGAGGGTGGGAAGCGTGGTCTGGGGCAGGCCGTGGTCGATGCAGACGAGGCCCGTGATCGTGCCGGCGCCCGTGAGGGTCGTGACCGCGGAGGCGTTGATCCCGAAGCTGACGCCGTTCTGGCCCTCGCGAGGGTCGTTGACGAACACGGGAGCCGGCGGGGTCGCATAGCCAGCGCCCTGGTCGGTAATTGTGACCGAAGACACCGCACCAGCGGAGAGCGTGCAGTAGCCGGACGCCTGAATGCCGCCGGCAGGGGGGGCGGGGAACTGGACGATGGGCGGATACGTGTATCCGGTCCCACCGTTGACGACCGTGACGGAGGTGTTGATCGCGCCCCCGACGATCGCCCGCCAGAGCGAGCCGCCAGCGGACGCCGTAACGACAGGCGGAGAGGTGTAGCCGGTCCCCGCATTGGTGATCAGCGCCCCGACCGCGCAGCCGGTCTGGTTGGCGAGTCGGTAGTTCTGCCCGTCGGAGTAGAAGTATTCGTTCGGAGCCGCCGTCGAGCCGCCGCCGATCGTCCTCCAGATTCCGGTGATCGGATCGAACTGCTGGACGGACGTGTACTTGCCCGGCTTCAGTTGATACCAGCCGGCGGGCTGGATGAGCTGCACCTGACCAGCCTGAAGGCTGACGATGTTGGAGGTCAGGCCACGAAGGTTCGGGCTTACCCCAGGACCGGCAAAGAGAGGCATCGTAGGCTCCTTAGATCACAGCCGGGGACGTGCCCGGAACGTTCGGCCACGCAGCACCCGTAATGCCGGTGACTTGCGCTCCAGACGAGGGTTTCGAACAGACGAGGTCGGCCGCCGAGATCAGGACCCCGATGTCGGCGATCTGGCCGACAGGGATCTGGCTCTCGAAGCCAGAGAACGTCATCGGCGCGTACTCGGACATGTAGAGGCCCGTGTAGCGGGAATTGGAGATGAACATCGACCCCAGCGGACAGAAGGGGTCGGGGAAGATGGGTGTGTCCATGACCCGGATGGCGCGGAAGCCAGAGGACACCACGTCGTCCTTGTCGTAGATCGACTTCGGCTTGGTGGTGAACATTTCCAGGTTCATGAAGTCGGCCATGAGCACCGCCCAGTTGGCCGGGTTCATCACCGCGAAGTCGGGCGCTTCGCCCCCGGCGCCGTTCTGCACTCGGGTCAGGAGTTGGGCCATGCCGACGCGGGTATTGTAGGTGCCGCCGGCCCCCGCGATCAGTTGGCCGTTCCAGAAGGCGTTTCCCGTCCGAGTGATGCCGCCGTACGACGGGGCGTTCGTGCCGTCGTCATACGCTTGCGCCAGACCATCCCAGGCCTGGGTGTTGGCGTAGTTGTTGGCGTAGAGCGCTTGGGCGTAGGCCTGCTTGATCACCACCGCCGCGTCGCTCATCACCGCGCGCAGCTTTGGAATGACCACCTCGGATGACTGGAGGATCGCCTCCATCCCGAAGAAGCCGATCGGGACCATGCCGAGCTTGAGGTTGAATTGCGCGTTCTGGATCGCCGCGGCGTCGGTCGGCATCGGGAAGTCGCCAGCGAACGAGCCCCAGTTGAATGACACGAACGACGATCCCTGCACCGGGACCGTGACCTGAGACACGCCGCCTCGCGCGGCCTTGGCGTTGGCCATGAACAGACTCAGCGCCGGGTGCGACTGATAGATCTGCACGTAGACCGACGGAATGAACGCGCGCCGAGTGATGGCCGCGAGCTGTGCGCCAAGAGCGCCGCCGGGGACGATCCCGTTATTGGTGATCGGCGGCTGTACGGTGATCGGCGGGGCCATTTAGGCAACTCCCCTCAAAATTCCCATTTGAACCCCGCTGGTCATTTAGATGCCCAGCGTTTCGCGAGTGTAGCCGTCAGGATCGGCCACGAAGGCGTTGAGCTGGGCGTCCTGATAGGCCTGGGGGTCCTTGTGGAGCATCGCCCACTCGTCTGACGCATTTTTGGACCCGTAGAAGTCGGCGGCCGACGGCGCCCAGGTCGGGCCGGGCGCGGCCGGCTTGGGAGCGCTCTGGATCACCCAGGCCGCGGCGGCTTCCGCATCGGCGTAGTTGCCGGTTTCCTTCATCCGGTCCACGGCCAGTTGGAGACCATGGTCGGTGAGGTTGAACTTGGAGCGGGCCGCTTCGAGGCGGGACTGCATCTGCCGATCGTCCTCTCTCTGCTGATCCGCCGTGTCGCGGGCAGAGAGTCTATCCAGCGCTTCGCCGAGCTTGGCGTTCGCGGTGTCGAGTTCGGCCTTGAGCGGAGCGAGCTGAGGGGCGATCCGATCTTCCACGAAGTCGAACGGAACGTCGGGGAACTTCTCCCTCGCCTTGGCGCGGACGGTCGACCCCAGAGTCGGGTCTGACATCAGGTCCTTGACCAGTTCGTTGGCTCGAACGAACGCGGGATCGACGGTGGCGGTTTCGTCGGTCATCGGACTACTTCTTGCCCGCCGTGTCGCCGACGTGTTCGAGGTTCATCTCGGGCGAGTTGAGGCCGGTCTTCGGCAGGCCAGACGAGCGGGCGCCGATGCCGAGACGATCGAAGTCCACGTACTTCATGACCGCATCGGAACCCTCTTTTGGAACCGAGTTGACGTACGGGCGGGGAAAACGGTCGGCCATATGCTTAACCTCCTAAGCAGCCATTTCGGTGGGCGCCGGGGCCGGCGCCGCACCTTGGGGAGTGGGTCCGCCGCTCATGCGGGCGAGGGCGGATTGTTGGGGGCTGGTCTGAGCGCTGCGAGCCAGTTGGGCGAGCTGCTGGACCATGCCGGATTGATCGTCGGCGCCTTTGGTCATGTGCTTGGAGACGTCCGCGACGGCCTTGAGGACGGCGGTGTGTAGGTCAGAACCCATAGGGAGACCAGGGAGGGACCGTTGAAAGGCCTCTAAGCCGACCTTGACGGCGGTCATCGAGTGCGCTGCCGAACCCTGCATCCCGCCCGGAGATGCTGCCGGGCCAGTGCCGCCGGGTGCGCCCGTAGGCGGTGCGGACGGTCCAGCAGGCGGTTGAGGCAGGGCGGGAGCACCCACTCTTCGTTCCTTTACTGCAAGGCCCGGATGCCTCCGGAGGCGGAAGCATCCGGAGAACCCTACTTGCGCTTGCCGCGCTTGTGCCGACGAGCCATTGGAAGTCTCCTTGGTTCTAGGTTGCTGGGAGAGCACAACCAAATCCCAGTAGCGGGAAAATAGAGTGGTCAAATCTCGGGTGTCAATATAGGCTCTGATGACCTTCCAGATCATCACATGGCATGATGTGAAATGCACATACCCCGATCCGGTCTAGAGAAGTTTGTCAGGCAGGTTGCCGACCAATGCCTAGTCTCGCAGCAAGAACGACTTCAGCGTGGTCTATTCTACCGCAATTACGCGCTGTACGGGGCCGAGAACGCTGACGGCGCTGCAATTTACAACAAGACTTTCGCCTACCTGGACGACCTACAGTCTCTTCTGTATTCACCAATTTCCCTGCGCTTCCACATCGGCGATCCCGATCTTCCGAACGTTCTGGAAGAGGCGAAGGGCCGGGCCGCATCCGCGAAGCTCCGCACGATGGCGCGGCGATCGGACACCGACACCGAGATTTCCGACGCCGTGTTTTGGTCCCTGGTGAAGGGTAAGGCATTCATCAAGCAGAGCTTCAAGCGGGATCAGTTCTCCCCGACGCTCGTTCAGCCCGAGAGCATGGGGGTGATGAACGAAAATCACAGCAAGCTCGACTCAAACATGGAGGCATTCATGCACTCCATGCTGATCACGCCATACCAGTTGAGCCGCCTGCTGTGGAATCACCCTGAGAAGGAATCCCTCGCCCGTAAGGCCAAGCGCCACATGCAGGTTGTGCGGGACAACGACATGCAAGCCGGGAAGCAGGTCATCGTTGGCGGACTCTACCCGTTCCAGCCGGCCGGGGGCCAGCCTAGCCGCATCCGCGGGATTGTCGACTGGATGGGTGGCCCATCCCCCATGCTCGACAGCAATGTTCAGCGCAGCCTTCTGAGGCTCGATGAGGTGTGGATCTGGGACGATCGGCGCGAGGACTGGTCGACCTTTCAGATCATCGGCGACGACATCCTGATTTTCGGAAAGATCCAGACGGTCAACGCCATGGCCTACAACACGGCCAGCGGAACGGAAGTGCCAGAGCTGAAGGGAAAGCACCCGTTCCTTGAATTCTGTCCAAATCGCCTGGACGGTTATTTCTGGGGCCGAAGCGAGATCGTGAATGTCGCCCTGCTCCAGGAGGCCATCAACTCCCGGATCAACGGGATCAACCGCCTCTTAAGGAAGCAGGAAGACCCGCCCACGAAATTCGTTGGCTCGACGGGCGTCAACCAGAATGCGTTGGCGAGGTTCAATAAGCCGGGCGGCTACTGGGTCGATCAGAACCCGAACGCCAAGATCGACCAAGTGGTCCCAACGATTCCTGGAGACCTATGGGAATCTCTGGCCGAGTACGAGCGCATGTTCGACGAGATGGGCGGGCTTCCTCCGATCGCGAAGGGCCGCGGTGAGGCCGGCGTCCGCTCCCAGGGCCATGCCGAAACCCTCGTCCGGATGTTCTCGCCCCGATTCAAGGACCGGGCTCTGCTCGTGGAGCGGGATGTCGAGGCGTGTGGCGCTCTGATGCTCGATCTCGCCAAAGCGCATGTTGACACCAAACTGACCGCCTGGGTTCCTGAGCAACAGGCCGGAATGGAGAAGGCGGAGCCGAACCCGTTACTGATGGCTCCGGCGCCCGGATTGGTTCCGGTGAATTTCCTCTTCTCTGACGTATCCGATGAGAGCACCCTGACGGTCGACTCTCACTCCAGCTCGCCCGCCTTCTCCGCCGATTCGAGAGCCCTGGTGTTCGACCTATTCAAGATCGGCGCCATGTCCGCGGAGCAGGTCGTCGACCACGTCGATGCACCGGACCCCGAAGAACTTATCGCTGGTGTTCAGCGCCGAGCCGCCGAGAAGGCCGCTGCGATCAAGGAGCTTGAGGATAAAGACCCTCGGGCCGCGCTCAAGGCGCTCCAGGGCGGAAAGCACTGAGCGGAACCTAAGCCGCCGGACGCCGTTCTCTCGGAATGGGCATCTCGATCCTCTTTACGTTGCTCGTCTGGGTGATCGCCTTCGGCGTCATCGGATGGCTATTCACGATCATCATCAACAGCGTCCCCATGCTCGCGCCATTCAGGGGCGTCGCCATCGCCATCCTGGCGCTGATCGGCATCTTCATAATCTTGGCGCTGCTGACCGGCGGAATTCATCTTCACCCGCTGTTCGCGGGGTAGACCGGTCTACTTCAGCTTCTCGTTCCCAACGAACCTGAGCGCCGATTCTCCTGGCTTCCCAGGCAGGATCGACGGGATGTCCGCCGCCATGTGCCGGTAGCCGCCAGCGAGAGCACGCTGACCCAGCGCATTCATCCGCTTGGCCATGCGAGTTCCGGCGGCCCCCTTGACGGCAGATCCGTTGAAAAACCCGTCGACCTGACGCTGCATCGGCGCGGGAAGCTTCGGCGCCATGATGTCGCCCTGGCGGATGTTGTCCTGAAGATCGGTTAGGCCATGGTCCTGCATGGTGATTTCGGCCGTCCTGTCGATCGCCGCGACGATGGGTTTGTTGCCGATCTGGGCGGGGGGATGGCCGGATTCCAGCATGGCTTTGAAGTTGGCCGTGCGGCGCTCAACCTCCTCCTCGATCAGGGCTTCCTTGCACGCCTTTTTGGGACAGGGTGGATCATTACCGCTGAGCTTGGTCGTGATCCGACTGAACTCGTGTCCACAGCGAAGACACTTGCAGGTGATTCGATAGCGGGTCGGCTGGAGATAGCCTTCAGGGCCGATGTTCTCCCGGCCGATGTACTCGGTGGTCATTGCGCCGGCTTCCATGCTGACGGCGTGAATTCGACCGCCTTTCCCCCAGCGTTGCGATGCGCCCAGTAGGCGTAGGGATGCCAGAGGCCGTTCCTGGGGTCCATCTTCCGGGTGTTACGCCATATAGCTTCTACCCAGATCTCCCCGTCGGAGGTCAGCCACACGGGCTTTCCATCCTGCGGCGCGTCGTCCATGTCGTACCCCTCGCCCTTGCCGAGGTGGAGGGGTTCACCATCCGGCATCCTGACCTTGCGGGTCTTGCCGACTCTTGGGGCGAAGGTTTCCTCGGTCATAGTCCCCGATCCGTCATCCACTTTGGCTTGCTGGGTTGCGCCTCAGCCTTCTCCTGCGCCGTCTTGAAGAACCTGAACACCATGTCGTTCATATTCCTTTGGACCGGCGTCGTCTCGCCACGCTCATCTTGCATAACACGTTCGTACGTCAAGCCCTGAGCTAAAAGTTCAGGCTGGCGCCAGTTGATCCACGCCCGCACGGCCAGCGCCGTCCCAAACACGCGGTCATCCTTGGAGTTCTCCGCGCGGGATTCGGGGGCGCCGATCTCATTGCCATCCTGCACCACGATCCGCATTTCGTTGAGTAGTGAGACGGAACGGATTTCCAACTGGTTGGTGACATATGCGCCCCGGAACTGGTGCATGATCTCAGCCTTCGTGCGCCACGTGGT